CTTATATATAATTTTGTATAGTCATTCATTATAATTCATCTCCTTATCCTATTGATATTGGCTTTCCGTTTGTTTTAGCCATACCTTGTAATTGTTGCAATGTATAAGTTCCTAACTTATGATTTTCATCTAAGTAAATATTAAATACTTGATTAGATTGGCTAACGCTTCCCATAGCACTCCTAACAGCATTATAAACGCCATTACTAACGCTACCTACAATTTGGTCGTTATTCATAACTGCTGTATGGCTTCCAATCTTACCAACAAGTTCTGGTCCTCTTTCTCTTGCAACAAACATTTGTCCAACTGGAGGAAGTCCGCCACTTGCATAGTTTTTTACTGGCATCCATTTTCCGTTAACAAGAACTCCTCCATCTGCTCTTGTTCCCATTGTTCCTGCGTTATTGAACATATTTCTTATACGTTCCATAAATTTATCCGTATTTGCGTCTACTCCTACAGTTACTTGTGGTTTTAAATCGTTTAACCCTTTCTGTAATTCGTCGCTTATTTTATATCCTTTTTCACGCATTTTGTTTATTATTGTTTTTTGAACATTTTCAGGCAACTGTCTTAAATAGAATACCGCTTCGTCTAATGAATTTTCACCCAACTCTTTATATTCTTTAACTACATCATCATTAACTTGTTCAGCCTTTTGAACCGTTAAATTATTTAGTTGAGTTAATTTTTTATCTGCTAGTTTTATTTGATCTTCATAATGCTTTTTCATATAATCGTATTCTGCTTTAGTATATTTATCACGATTTTCTTCTAACATCTCTAAGCTATTTTTATTAACCCCAATCATATCTTCCCAATAATTTTTTCGCTCAGTTGAACTTTTTCCTATTAATTGACTTTCGTGGTCGAAGTATTCATTTAAAGCCTCAGTATTTCCTTCAGCGGCATATTTAACCATTTCTTCATAAGTTTTTATTGTTCCGTTTAACTCTTGTAATTTTAAGTCGGATTGTTCATAACCATTCATTGCTTCATCTAAAGCTGCCGCGTAATCTAATGTTGCATAAAAAACATCATTATATTTTGTTTCTAGTTCTGTCATTAATGCACCGTAAGTCATAGTTCCATCTTTTACATCTTGAATATGTTTTTCTAATTCTGGATAATAACCAAGTGATACAGATTTTTCATTTAATAAGGCGTCTAAATATTGAGTTTGTGCGGTTTGTAATTCGTGATAATAATCAATTCTTGCTTGTTCAGCATTTTTCTTTTCTGCCAAAGCTTTTTCATAAGCCTGTTCTGCTATACTCAATTTTGCTTCAGCTTCTTTTGCAGCTATAACTTCAAATATTTTGTCTTTTACTTTATCCCAGCCTTGTACAATTCCATTGGTTACACTTATTTCTATTCCTAATGTTTTTGACAATACAGATGCTATTGTTTCTGCTCTATCTTCGTATCCTTGCTTAATGTTACCATTTTTATCAACAATATTATCCATTTCATCTGCCAATTGTTTATAATAATCATACGCTCCAGATACTTGCTTTCCTTCTTCCCAAGTATCTCTTATATTTGTAACAGCATCGTCTACGCTCTTATATTTATCGGCAAGTTCTTCAATTTGTGCCAAATTTGTTTCTGAATATGTTTGATAATCAGTATATGCGGTGATTATAGCTCCAAGTCCACCAATTATAGCTCCAGCTATTGCACCTTCTTTTCCAAAATATGAGCCTAAAGTATAAGCTAAACTTCCAGCACTCCCAGCAATTCCTAAAAACGTTTCACCCAATGAAAGTGCAGTTATTTCTCCTTGAGTAGCCATGTCTTTTATGCCGTCTTTTACTAAATTAATAGAAGCATACAATCCAGCAGCTCCAACAAATGTTGTGTTTACTTTATCCCAAAACCCTAAACTTTTAGACCATTTATCAACAGCAATTCCTATAGAATCTCCAAATAAATTAGTTCCAGCTACTAATTGATCTTTAATTAATGATGCAAGTTTTTTAGCAGGGGTAAATAACCCTGATGCCCCAAAAAATTTTATTAGTTTTTTTATTCCATTTATTACTTTAAATGATGCTAATTTTAATAAATATGCTAATAAAATTTGAACTGTTGGATTTAATTTTAAAAATTTATTCCACAAATTTTTAATTGTAGTCTTAAGTCCATCATATTTCCATTCCCATTCGCCAGTTTCTCTATTTAACTCTTTATGAAAGCCTAATGTTTTTAATATTTTTTCTTTTATTTCTTCAGCTTTCATTTTTATATTTTCAAGCTTTTTTTGATAATCATCGTAAGCATCATTAAATGCTTTTAATATATCTCCACTTATTCCGGTGCCTCCAGCACCACCACCAACTCCTCCACCTCCAGAAGCGTTGCTTGGAGTAGTTATAACATTTAATTTATCAAACTGTCTTAGCCCTGATAGTTGCTTTTTTAATGAACCTGCATTACTTGCTGCTCCTCCCAAAGCATCCTCAAGATCCAAAACACTATCTGCTACACCTGAAAAATAATCATAATCTTCAACTTTATATCCAAATAATCCGGCAATTAATTTAACTATTTCTGTTAATGCCATTAATATTGCATTTAAATAGGGTAATATTTGAGCTAATATAGGTAAAAATGCACTACCAACAGTACGAGTCAACCTTTCCCATTGCTGTTGCAAAACTCTCATTTGGTTTGCTGGTGATTCAATTGTTCTTCCCATATCACCAATAGATTCATTTAATTGTTGAGTAAGAGATATTATTATTAATAATCTTTTTTCGGCATAAGATAATTCGGCAACAGTTCTATCAATACCCAAATTTCCTAAAGTTGTTTGCAAAGTTGCTTGAGTAATATCTGCTCCTGTTGCACCTCTTATTGGTTTAGTTTGACCGGCTAATGCACTTTGTAAAACACTACTAGCTTTATCAATATCTATGTTATATAAAGATGATATATCTAACGACATTTGCGACATTAACGTTGCTAACTTTTCTCCATTTTCTGTAGATAAGTTCATAGCATTTGATAATTGCTTAAATATACCTACAGTTCTTGTTAACCAAGATTCATCAAGTCCATACATTTCTGACATTTTTTTAATAAATCTATCTGCACTTTTATAGTTTCCATCAAATGCTACTTGAAATAGGTTAATGTTTTCTAAATAATCACTTGTTTTAGTTACAAATGACGAAAGTGTTTTAGCTGCTCTAGTTAATGCTCTTGTAAATTCTCTTATTGTTGTATAATTAAATGCTGTATTAACTTTTGTTTTTACATCTTTTATTGCTGATGCTGCTAATTTAACGTCGGCAATTGTTTTGTTATCTAGGGAAGAAGCAAATGCTTTTATTGTTTTTAATTGTTCAGTATATTCTTTTAATTGTTTTTGATTTTTTATTTCATTATTAAAAACTATACTTACTTCTTTATCGTTTCCCATTTAAATTACACTCCCTTCTTTTGGGAATTAGATATGCTTTCTGCATATCTTTGTTTCATTGTTCCAAAGTAAATTAATGATTCTTCGTATTCTCTATATCTATCTTTCTTTTCTTGCTGTTTTTTAGCTTCTTTTTGGTCCTTTTCAAGCTCTGTGTAAGGCTTTTCTGGATAAGTTGGTATTTCTGTCTTATCCTTAGGGTTTTTGCCAAATGAAGCCACTATATTATGCAAGAATTGTTTTAATGAACTCATTAATTTACCGTTTCCGTCATGTATATATAGCCCTTGTAGCCAACACTTGTAATCATGTTCTTCCATTTCACGTTTTTTCTTATTAATAAAAGAAATACGGTATGATACAAACAATTGTGGATCATCTTTCCAAAATTCGTCTGCACTCATACCGTATTCTATTGCTTGTGGAAAAAGATAATTACAATAATATTCATAATAAGAATTATGATATTTCTTTAAAATATCTTCTTCTTTTTCTTCTATTTGTTGACTTGGGCTTTCAAGTTTTTTTCCTGTTCGTTATAATCTTGTATCATAGAAATACATTCAGTTAAATTCTTGTTTACTAATTTGCCAATCTCATCCGATTTTTTTTCACTATCAAAATAAGGATCTATTATTTTTTGAACTTCTGATATTGGCAATTTATGATTAGGATAAAGCCAAATGAAAAATGCTCTTTCTACTAATTTTTTTAAAACATCATATTTCATTTTAACTTCTTGTTCCATTTTTTCCTTTGTAGGAATATCTTCGAGAGGATTATAATTATCGTCAATATCATCAACGTAATTATATAATCCTCTTTGAATAATTTCTAAAGAATCATGTATATTACAAATTTTATCAATTTGCACAAAACTATCTCTATTTAACTCTAAAGTGTATTCTTTTCCACCCAAAGTTACAACTTCAGTTCTTTTCATATTATTATAATTCCTCCTATTTTCCGTTTATAGTTTACTATTCAACTATTACTAATATACTTCTCTTAAATGAAGCATATCCGCTCTTAGAAGCAGTAACAGTTACTATTGTTGAACCAGCAGTTATTCCTGTAATTGTTAAATTGCTTCCAGAAATATTTGCAGTTGCATAAGAACTTCCTCCAGTTGGTAATGTAGCAGTAATTGTAGCTCCTGCCGGATTAGTAGATAATGCAATAGTTTTAGTTCCAGTTCCTTTTAATGTTACAACATCATCTATTGCACTTGTAAATACTACAGTATCTTCTACTAAAGCGTATGCGTTTTCTACATATTCATCACTTGTAGTTGGAGTAATAGTAATTTGTCCTTGTTCTAGGCTTCCTACATCAGTGTTGTTAGCCATATAACTTACTTGTCCACTATATTTAAATCCAGTAAAGTCTGGTAATAGTCTTAAGAAGTCGTGTGTTTCGCCTTTAATACTCTCAAGAATATTAATGTTATCTCTATGAGTAAAGAAAGGAATAGTTTTTTGTGGGTTCTCTGTTCTTCCTTCTACAGAAGTAGCTTGTGGATTACCAATAGCTGTTTTGTCTAATTGAGCTGGAGTAGAACCATTTTCTCCAGTACCTTCAACTGGTAATAAAATAGAATATTTACCATTTGATTTTTTCATTAATAAAGCTGAACCTCTGTGTTCTGATAAAGCTCTATCTTCTACGCTATTAAAAGCCATATTTTCATCTCCTTATTATATTTCCTCTAGCATTACCTATTAAGCATTGATATTGAATTGTTCTTCTCAATATGCTGCTATCTAAATTTGGAGTAGGTCTGTTTAGAGTTCTTTTCATATTTAATTTTTCTCCAAAGAACTGCATTGTTAATTTGCTAAGTTCATCATTTATTATTTGTGAAGCAACAGTTACATTAGTACCTGTAGTTTTGTTTTTTGTATATATATCTATTGTAAAATAAAATTGTTCATAACATTCGATTTTATCTATTGTGCAATAATTGGTATCTGCATTATTTGATAACACGCAAGTAATTAATGGAAAATAGGTTGAGGTGTTAGTGTTGTATTTGACAACTCTAGCGTTGTATTGTGAATTATCTTCAATAAATTTTTTATACTCATTAAAGATTTCATCATATTTTTCAACCATATACATTACCTCTCTCCATATTTTTCAATCCATCCTTTTAGATTTTCTTGTATTCTTTCGGCAGTATGTCTATATATTTCAAATCCGTGATAACCTTCAGTTTTCATAACTTCTCCATTTAAAGCTTTATAATACCATCCACCTTTGCCATATTGATTTATATTATATTCCCAAGCACCTTGAACAGGATTGTCTTGCCCAACAATTCCAACTCCATATTCAAAAGCTAGTGCTATACTAAATCCATCATCATAATTTCTTACAATTCCTAAATCTCTATCTTGATTTTTAGTGTTTTTTGTACTTAGTATTGCAGGTATTGCAAAATCATTATATAGCACAAATCCATTTGCTTCTTCTCTAATACTATGTCTTGACACATATTCTTCAAAATATTCTTGATTTGTATTATTTTCAATATAATCATAAGATACTTGTCTAACAGTTTGTAATACTTTATCTTGAAGATATTTTTGAAAATCTAGATCATTTCTAGAATTAGCAAATTTTTCAACAATATCAATAAATCGAGTTAATTTATCTAAATTTTTAACATCAGAAGTTATCTTTAGTATCTGCGTCAATCTTATAAGTCTTTTCTTTAGATATTGATTTAACTTCTTTATTTACAACAGGTTTATTTTCTACAATCTCATATCTACCTGTTCCAATATAATCTGCAGCTAATGATTTCTTAACTTCGATTACAGCTCCATTTGTTTTATCTTTTAATTTTACTAAATCCATATTTAGTCCTCCTTTATAATTTCTTCAAATAATAGCATTATTTTGGTGTTTTGAGGTTTAAATGCTCTAACTAGATAGTTTGCATTATCTCCATTATTTTGTTCACCTTTAGGCGTATTTCCGTACAAATACACTAAATCAAAATCCCTTATTTCTTTTGCTCTGTGATAATCTATTAGGCAACTACAAACATTATTTCTGGTTTCTCCATAGGCTTTCATATAGTCCTCTAAGTTTTTCCCAGTTAATGGTTGATAATTTACTTTGCCAAAGAACACAGGCTTGCTATATTTAACTATTTCGTTATTATAGTCATCATAAGTTACAGATTCTTTTCTAGCGACATACATATCTTTGTTCCAGTTTTGAAATATATTTTTTGAATTATTAATCATTTTCATCACTTTCTTTTGATATGTAGCCAATTATTTGTTCGATTTCACCTCTAAGCTCATTGGAAATATATCCGCTATCTCTAGTCCATGATAATCCGTTTTCAGAATAAGATTTTATTCCTTGATTACCAATTTGGTTGTATAGTTCCTCACAACATCTTAATTGCCAGTTTTTATATTTTGCTGGCAATTCCATATTTGAATAATCTTTATAAGGATACCTTAAAGATAGTGCAATAAATTTACTATCTTCTAACAATCTTTCAATAAATAATTGATATGTTGTCATAGAATCAAATATTGATTCATCAAAAGGTATTCTTT